TTATTTTATCGGCTTGAGGATTTTCCCGCGCCGAATATAAATTTTAGTCATACGTTCGGAAGCGTGCCCAAGTTGATCGGCGGCGGTGCGTGTATCGGCTGCAAGATAAATATCTGTTGCTGCCTTGGCTCTCAAATCGCGGAATTGAAAATCGGCCAGTTCGTCGGATAATTCCGGGCGTTGTTGCATGATGGATTTGCGCAACTCTAAAAATTGCCTACTCAATGACGAACGGGTAAGCGGTCTCCCATGTCGATTGAGGAATAGATAGCCATTCCCCGGTCGAATGCGGTCGATGATTTCTTTCAGTTTCCCACTAATCTCAAAGCGTAATTTTGCGCCGGTCTTTTGTTGGTTGATGTGCAATATGCCGTCGTGGATGTGGCTGCTGTGGATGCCGACTATATCGATGGGGCGTTGCCCTGTAATGTAGGCAATATCCATCAGGTCGCGCATCTGTTGGCCGGCGGCTTGATAGACGGCCTGATATAGGTAATCCTCAATATAGACTTCACGGCGTTTCTTGCTGTGTTTTTTGACGTTTCGGCATGGGTTTTCTTTGGATACCCAGCCTTGTTCGCGGGCGTAGTTGAAAATGGCACTGAGGTAAGTAATCTCATTGTTGGCACTGCCCGGCGTGTCTTTGCGCCAGTCAAGGTAACGGCGGACGTGTGCTGGCTCAATATCATCCAATGGCGCGGGATTGTTGCCGCCAAAAAACTCTGACAGCTTGCGTACAGCTTTTTGGGCACCGGAAACAGTATTGCTGCTGCGATGGCTGATAACGGTATTTAAGTAACGGGCGGCAGCAACGGGGAAGGTAACTCGGGCGGCTCTGGGCAGTTTAGCAGATTCGAGTTTGCTCCACTCCTGTACGGCGGCAACATAGTCCGTGCCCAGCGGGATTTCTTTACGCCGCCCGTTTTCGTCCCGCCCGTCGTAGAAGTAGTAGACGGTGGTTTTGCCGTTTTTGCGGGTGCGTTTGCGTGCCCGCATTCTGTCGGGAAGGTTGGTGTTGGTGCTGCGTTTCCTGCCCATTTCGGTTGCTCCTTCAGACGGCTGGCTGCCATTTCGGCTTGTCCGGTTTGTGCGGCCGGCCTTCGATTGCACTTCTGCTGACTACGGGATAGCCTGCGGCGTTGGTAAAAAACGGGATGCCGTTTTTGCGCAGGGTTTCAGCTTGTTTTTTTGGTTGTTTGCGTCCGGTCAGTTGGACGGTTTCTTCTCTGGTCAAAAAGGTGTCGGTCATTTCTACCCTTCCTGTTTTTTCCGCTTCCGGTGCGCTTCGGCATCTAATATCGGCTCGGATTCTTTGATGGCGCGGACGTAGTGTTTCCACGCGGCCATTTCGGCAACCTCCCTGTCCTTTAACGGTTCGTTGCTGACGGCAAGGGGGTTGCGTTTCGGGCTGTATTTTTTGTGCGGGCGTTTGTTGGCGGCCATTATTTGCCTCTCGTATCAGGTGGGTCTGGTAATATAACGGGAGACCAACACTTAACCTTTTCGGCATCCTTTTGGTCAATAAATGCCCAACCACATATAGAGTCATACGCGCTTAATGTTACATCGTCTCCACCTGACCAAATAAATACCATGCTACACTCATCAGGTAGTCTGTCCTCAACACTTATCCATTCGGATTGTGCGGCGCTGGCTTGCCATGCCTGCCATGCATCTTGAACGTGTTGTAAGCAATAAACGCCGGTTGGGTATTTATTAAATGTTCGTCCGTGCATCGGGGTTGGTAAATAAGTGCTTGCGTACCACTCCTCAAACGCCTTGCGCTCTTGTTCGATTCTTTCGGGTGTCATTGCATCTTTCCTTTTATTTCCTGTTTGATTTTTCCGATTGCCCGGTACGGTTTCCATATCCCTTCTTCCATTTTGCGGATGCCGACGATGTGCATATCAACATTTCCTTCGGCCAGTCGGCAAAATTCAAGGGCGGTGCCGTAGTCGGAGTATGCCGGGCTGATTTGGTAGCGGGTATTGCCCAGGCGTTTCCAGTGCCGCCTGTCCTCGTACCAAATCCCTTTTTGTTTGTCGTGGACCAACCCGCGCCGTGCCTCTTCTTCGGCTCGGGTTTTGCCGAAAACGGCGAACATTATTTAACCGCTTCTTTCAGGGGTTTGCCCGGGCGGAATCTCGGTTTTTTGGTGGCTGGAATGGTCAGTGTCTCGCCTGTCTGCGGGTTGCGGCCTTGACGTTCGGCACGCTCCGAAACGTGGAAAACACCGAAACCGACAATGGATACCTCGCCTCCATCGGTTAATTGCTGCTTGATGGTGTCAAACACAGCGTTAATTACTTTTTCCGTTTTGTGGTCGCTCAAGCCTGCTTGCGCGGCAACGAATTTGACTAATTCGGTTTTGTTCATTTTTTTTGCTCCTAGGTTGGTTTTGGATGCGGCAAGCCGTGCCGCGCGGGTTATTGGATATCAATCATTTTGATTTTCGAAAATGCGTGGCTTCGGGATATTTTTCAAAACCAATTTCGGGCAAAAAAGCTTCATCATCCTCAACTTCTACTGCCTCCACGTTCTCGATGATCGTTCCATCAGGCAGCAATACATCACAAATCCACCCGATACACGGGCATTCCTCGTTTAGATTTTTCCAATCATTCATTTCATTTACCTTTCTACATTTCGGTATAAATTCTTTTTTCAGACGGCCGCTGACGGCCGTTATTTCAGCTTGTGCATCACGCCGCCGGTTGCAGCGCGGTGTTCTTCGGATGTGATGCCGTTCAGGGATTGCAGGTTTCCCGCGCCTGTTTGTTTGCAGCGCACGCGGTCGCCGAATTTAAATTGCTGTGTCATTTGTTTTCACCTCCGTGTAATTATTGGCCGTTATGATTCTGCTCTTCCCCGAAAGCCCACCATGCTTGTTCATTACTTCGCCAATAACGATAAATTCGCCATTGCGCAGTTCCGCGCGGTGCAACATGACTTTCAGTTTTACATTGCCGTTTTTATTGGTAAGTATGGTTTCACGGAACTTCCAACCTGTTTCTTCTTCAAAAATCTGCCGGCCGATTTCCAGTAGTGCGCATTCTCTTTGCGATATAGTTTCTTTCAGGTATTTGATTTCGCCTTCTAAGCTGTTGTAGCGGACTTTCTTGTTGTTGTAGCGTATTTTCTTTGAAATCAACAATTCTTGATTCATGATTTGCTCCTAAAATGGGACGTCGTCGTCGATATCGTCTACGGGTTGCGCGGGTGCGGCTGAATCCTGACGGCTTGGCGGCGCGGGTGGTGTGTGTTGGGCGTTTTGCTGTCCGCTGTCGTTGCCGCCGCCCAGCATCTTCATTTCGCTACCGATGATTTCGTAGGCGGTGCGCTCAATGCCGTCTTTGCCGGTGTATTTGCGGCTTTGGATGCGGCCTTCTATGTAAACCTGGCTGCCTTTTTTCAGGTATTGCCCGGCTACTTCGGCCATGCGGCGGTATAGGGTTATCGCATGCCATTCTGTCTTTGTTTGCCGTTGGCCGCTCTGGTCTTTCCATGTTTCGTCTGTGGCGATGGAGAAGTTGCAGACGGCCTCGCCGTTGGGCATGTAGCGCACTTCGGGGTCGCGGCCCAAGCGGCCGATTAGGATGGCTTTGTTTACACTCATGCTGCTTGTTCCTTCAGTTGACGGACGGTTTCGTCCAGTTCGGTTAAAAATTTGACGGCTTCCTCTTCCAGCTCGGCAATCAGCTTGTCATCACGCGGAATGCGGATGCAGCGATAAGCCAGCTTTTCAGGTAGCCTGTCGTCATAGCTGACAAAGTCGCACCATTGCCGCCCGGTACAGGCCATCTGCCATTGCATCTGTAGCAGATACTCGTGTTTGGGTTTGCGGCTCTGCAAAAATTCCAAGTGTGTTGCGGTGTTGGGGCATTTGATTTCAATTAGCCCGTCTTCGCCGACTAATCCGTCAGGGGATGCGCCGCTCATGACAATAGACGGATGGGGTATAAAACCTGTTTCGGTTACGTCCGCGCCGGTCTCTAGCATGTACATGGCACGGGCTGCCGGTTCGGTATCTGTGCCGTGCTGCATGGCGGCGGAAGTGAACTTCTCTTCCTGCTGCCCGGTCAGCCGCTGGCATAGCAGTTCGGCCATGTAGTTTTTACGCGCCGCGCCGTAGCTGCCGGATTCAGTTTTACCTACTACGTCAGCTATGCGGCTGGCGGTAATCTTGCCTAGTCGTTCGGCGAACCATTCGGGAGTGCGCTGTTCGCTCATGATTGCGTTTCCTCTACGGTTTTCATCTCGGCTTGGATGGTTTGCATGGCAATGTCTTTCAGCCGTTCGTGCTCGTCCATACCGATGATTTTGCGTTCTTCGGCGCTGATGCTAAGCCACCAGCCTTTGTATTCATCCAAGCCGCGGATAGCCACAGCTTCGGCGGTTTTCAGCAGGTCGGCGCGGTCAGGGTTGTCGCGTTCTCCGGCAAACGGACTGGCGGCATTGGCAGGGGCGTGGTCTTTGGCATCTTTGATGCGTTCGGCTTCGTCCTCGTCATAAATACCGGCAAAGCCGAAGGCCAAGCGGGCGGCCTGTATCATGGCTTTGTGGCGCAGCATCCGGCGCGGGTGGGATTTCCACGGGGCGGTGTTGCGTTTGCATTCGTCCATGTATTCGGTAACGCTTACGGGGTGGGTGCGGTCTTTGCGGTAGATGCGGCAGGTGCAGCTTTCTGCGTCCTGCTCGAAGTCCATACCGTCAAATTGGGTGTTACCGTTGATGATGCGCGCCCAGCCGTCCACGCCGACTACGGGAACGATGCCGCCTTGGCTTGGGAAAGCGTAGATTTCGCTCGTCCATGGATTTAGGCGGTATTGGTTGGCCACAATCAGCAGCGCGGCCATTTGATCGTCCGTTACGTTGCCTTTAAAGGCGGTGCGCTTTAGTGTGTCCAGTAGTCCTTCGCCGCTGCCTAAATTAAATTGTGCGGCGAGTTGGTCTGACAGGGTGGTTAATTGCGTGTTACTCATTTCGGTTTCCTTTTTTCAGGCCGTCTGAAACGGTCATGGGTATTTGTGCCAGTAGGCGGGTTTTAAAATCTCAGGCATGGGCGGAAAGACGTTTACTTCGCTTGGTGTGAGGTATTTTTCCGCCTTGCGTTTGTAGTAGTACCTTGACTGCCGCTCCGTGCATGTTTGGCATCGTTTTTGCCGGAAGCCGTTTTTCTGTAGGTTGAAATCGCTTTCGGGCTTTGCCTTTTTGCAGGCGGGGCAGGTGATAGTTTTGGGCATGGCGTTACTCCGCAGGTTCGTAGGGCGGATGCCAATCGCTCTTGTCGGCTTCCTCAACCGCTTTGACTGCTTCGGCATCCCGGGCGGCGGCTTCGGCTTCTGCGGCGTTCATGCGCTTCATCCATGCGACTTCCGCTTCCACTTCCTGCCGCGTTTTTGCGGCGTCCCATGCGGGCGGAGGGGTTTTTGCGGGTTGCTCCTCGCAGCCGCCGTCTACGGCCAGCACGGCCAGCACTGCGGTAAACAACATCCAATTGATGACTTTGGTCATTTCCGTTTCCTTTGTTCAAACATTTATGGGGCAGGGCGCGGATGGGGTGAGAGAAATTCCCCGTCCAGCCATGGGATTAAAGCTGCCGCGCCCTGTCCGATAAGTGTTTGTTGTTGCGTGCCGCGACGGTAAGGAGGCCGTCCGCACGCTGTCGAAGGTTTGTTCAGACTCTTTCCGCGCCTGTGATATGCCCACTCTCCGACTAACGGCATACCATTGATGGACTATCATCATGTCTGTCCAAAGCGGCATTGGTCTAAATACGGAGGGGTGGCGAATCCCCCTGTCTCTGCCTGCCGCCTGCGTCTTGCGGCACTCCCCCGCGCCCGGGGGTAGCATATTGCGCCTGTCTGCAATGCCGTATTTAGGCCGATGCCGCCTTATGCGGCCATCGCTGTTTTCATGGCTTGGTATTCCTTAAACGTCGGCATGGTGATGCCCAAATCCAGCGAACTTTTCATTTTCAGGTCGTAAATCTGATAGTTATGCACAAAATCGTTAAAGTCCGACTGATCGGATTTTTCGTAATCCTCTTGGCTTAAGTCATCGCACGTTACCCATGCTTTAATAATTTCGTCTTCGTAGTATTTCCTACGGCATGCGGCTTCTTCTTTGTCCGCCTCTTCTTGCGCTTCTTTGGCGTAGGTGTATGCCCAGTCGGCTTCGTTATCTGCCATCGCCCGTGCAATGGCGGGGTTTTCGATGTAGGGGTTGTACATTTTTCGTCTCCTTCCGCCCCTTTCGGGGCGGGGTTTCAAATCGGGCTGATGAAGTGCCATGTGTCGGCGTTTAGGGCGATGCGGCAGGCGTCTTGGTAGTTGCCTTCTACCGGTTGTTGGTGGATCAGCCCGCCTATCCATTCGATGAATACCCGTTTCTTTTTGCCCCTGCCTTCTTCCATGATTCGTCCTACGGTGCTTTCTTGTTTGGTGTTCCAGTCGTTAATGCTCATGATGTTTGCCAGATGTTTCATCTTCGTTTCCTTGGTTGTTTTGTTTCGATGGGTGTATAGTACTATTGTACTTATTACCTGTAAAGTACTTTTGTACTTTTATTTTGCCATTAGTACTTTTGTATTGATTTTTAAAAGAAAAAAGTTTGAAAAAAAACCGCCTTTTCGGGCGGCTGTGTCGGTTTTGTGTTGTTTTCAGGTTCGGCAGGGCGTGAAAAAGCCCGCATCATGCGGGCGGGTTGAACGGGCGGGCTATACCTGATTCATGGCGAGCAGGGCGGCTTTGGCTAAAAAACCGCTACGGGTTTCATGATTGGCGGAAGTATATTCATCAACCCTATCAAGCAGGTATTGCGGCCAGCTGACGTTAAATCGGATTTGCTGCTGACTGATTTTTGCAGGGTCGATTTCAATCATTACCCATGTTGCTCCATGATAATCAGGCTCTTGGCTCAAATCGGCAATGCTGCTTACGGCAAGGTTTTTAAACTCGCCATCCTCAATCATACCGTCAATATGCATATAGGCGGCAGAACGGGCGTTGGCGATGGCTTCTTCAACGGTGTCGCCATAAGAGAAACAGCCGGGAAGGTCGGGGATGGTTACGCCATATGCCGAATGTTCATCTTTGTGCAGGGCGGCAGGGATAAACATTTGATTTCCTTTAATTATGTTGTTCGGGTTTGGTTTTATGGGCGCGTGAGATAACCCGTTGATTGTTTGATTAGAAGAAGAGCAGCGGGAAACCCCGCTGCCTGCCGTTACTTCAAACCGGCTTGCTTATAGATATTTTTTACAGTACCTATCGGCAAGTCTTTTTTCGGGTGCGGTACGGTTACACGACCTTTTTTTGTCGGGTGCTTATATTGCGAATGGCTCCCGGATTGTGCAACTTTATACCAACCGTCTTGTTTGAGTAGGGCGATAACGTCTAGACTATTCAATTATCACTCCTAATCTTAATGCATGGCACGTCTGCCAATGTGTGTAATAATACACACTAATTTTTATTTTGTCAATTTTTATGTGTATTTGTGTGTAAAAAGGCCGTCTGAAATTCAGGCGGCCTGAAATTTACACTTTGTGTAAATCGGTAATTTTACAAGGTTAGGCTAATCCGGCACGCGCCGGCTTGGTTTTAATTTGGTGGAATTACACCAGAATAAACTCTGTGCGGCCTTCGCTTTTCTTCCGGCACATCAAATCAAGCGGCACCATGCTTGCATATATGCGGTCCAGTATCTCTTTTACATTGTCTCCGGCGGCAAATTGCGGTTTCCCAATCTTTACCTGCGGGGAGATTTGGACGGACAAATCGTTTCGGCTTTGGAGGTGTTTGCCGATCAGGTTTAACAGGAAGCTGAAATTTTCCCTGCCGTTCGAACCGTATAACGCCTCGAACGGTGCGGCATTCGGCAGTAATCTGACATGGACTTTCCGACGGTACAGTACGGCGATGCCGACATTTAAAAGTTCGCCGGATGCCAAATCGGGCATAATGCGGATCACCGCCCATTTTACCTTTACGGCAGGTTTCGCCATCGGTACGGACAGCCCGGACAATATGGACAATGTGTCGGTTAGATCAGCCGTTGGAATCTCCGTTGGAGCAGACATGGTGTTTCCTTCGTCCTATCGCTTAAAAACTGCTTGAACTGGTTAAATTCAGGCTCTGTAAGCAGCTTATTTAACCAAAAATAAAGCTCACCTTCAATTGTTTTGAATTTTTCACCGTGCCGTTCGGAAGAAAAAATAGCTTCACTATGTAAGGCTTCTTTATTTGGCTCTTTTGTTTTTTGGCTTATTATCGTGCTTTTCCAACGCACGTTTGGTCTGCTTGATACCGGTGCGGACTTGATTGATTTTTTCATCAGAAAGTTTCAAGTCTTCAGGCCGCGTGCCGGAGGTTTGTATCATCACATTACGGACGCTCCTCCCTACTTCCTCCGCAGCTCGTTCCAAAGGTTTTTGACCGTGTATGTTTTGGTTTCGTATTTTGGCTTCTGTCTGGGTAATTCGGAATGTATTGGCTGCCAATTCTTCGGGATTCATTAAATCCAATAACGACCCTTTGAAATCACCTACACCTTTGTAGTTTTTTAGCTTGCTTACATTCATGTTATACAGCCCGCGATATCCGGCATTTTGAAACAAGCCGTACTCTTCAACACCGTGCTTGTGCGCCACATGATTTAATGTTTTTTCACGGTCTGATATATCGCCGCGCAAGTAAACCCTGTTTACATCGTCGGCATTGCGAAATACAGCATCTATCTCTTCGGCTAATTTGGCAAAATAGGCTTGAGCGGCTGCCACCTTCGGATTGCTGATGTTGCCGTTCATAACAGTCAGATAACAAGCAAAGCGTGTCATTTTGATGTCATTCTCGCAATTTGGAGATGCCGCTTGGATGAAGTTTTCAGCAATCGGAATTTTCAGTTGGAAACAGACTGCATGAGCCCTGTTGATGGCGTTATCCACGGCCTTCATATTGTCATAACCTAGCATCATGGCAAGATCGGAAGCATACCAAAAGGTTTGGTCTCCATTGTTGGCAAAGTCGTCAAATGTAGATGTGGAGTTTTCATTGAAAACGGCAAGCTGTCTACTCATATCACACTGGAATTTTGTCATAAAATATTCCTAATTATATCATAATTTATTGAATTATATAAAGAATAATTTCTAATTTGTATCTCTCAATCCAACACGCTCCACCAGAAGACGCGGCCGATGACCTCTATGTCTTCCAATCCCGCTTCTTCGTCGTCGTAGGCCGGATTGTGGCTTTTGATTTTGACGCGCCCGCCCGGCAGGCGGCTGAGGTATTTGACGCGGAACAGGTCGCCGTGGCGGAAGGCGTAGATTTTGCCGTCCCGTATGGTCTTCTCGCCCGCGTCTACGGCTATGGCGGCATCTTCGGCTATGCGCTCCTCCATGCTGTCACCAGTGAGTGTGCAGCAAAACACGTTGTCGGGGTTAATGCTTTTGCGCCGCAGGGTTGCCCTGCCGAACGGCAGGCGGAAGCCGTTGTAGTCGGGGATTTCGAATGAGCCTGCGCCGCCGCAAAATGCCTGCTCCTTCATGTAGGGTGCAAAGGTGTAGTCGTCTTCGGGCAGCGGGTCGTTGCTGCTCCACAGCATCGGGCGGTGGATGTCTTTAATTTCGTTTTGGGCGGGGGAAGGGTGCATTTCCCCTTTGCCTGTTTCCAGCCAATAGGCTGAAACGCCTAATATTTCGGCTAATTGGACGGTATTTGTCGGCTTTTTGTTTCTTCCTGACTCCAAGGCGGCGATTTTTGATTGAGATTCGCCTGTCAGTCTCCCTAATTCAACCTGACTTATATTTTTCTCAATTCTCGCTTTTCTCAGGCGGTCTTTAAATTCTTTTAATTCTTCCATTTCAAGCTCCTATCTGTTCGGTACTATTGTACTTATTTAAAATAGTACTTTGGTGCTTGATTTAATAGTACAAAAGTACTTATAATTGAGCAAAATCAATTTAGAGGCAATAAATGAGTATTTTAAAAACACCGCAGGAAATTATTCATGACCTGAAAAAAACGATGAGCGGGCATGAAATTGCAAAACATGTTGGATGTTCGCCTGAATTTATCAACAAACTGGCAAACGGTGAAAGAAAAAATCCACGTTACCAAATTGTCGATAAGTTGAGAAAAATTCATCAACAGAATATTGGAGTGCTGAAATGAAACGCAAGAAAAACAGAGCCTTGTCGAAGAAGGACAAGGCGGCAATCAAAAAGGCTTTGTTGAAAATGGCGAAACAAGGCCTTCATGAAGAAATAGAAATAACGTCTTATACGCTTCAGGCGGAGTTTTTGAAACTCAACCGATCCGGCGGCTGAGTTTTTCCAATGATGCGCGTTGGTTGGCCAGTTTCTCCGCCTTTTCGGCTTTCTTGGCTTCTGCCAGTTCGGTATCGCCAAGTTCTATCCGTATCAGGTCGGCGCATTCGAACATGCGTTCAACGGCTTTCTTTGGCGAATTATCAGGAGATACGGCCAATGTTGCGGCCAGTTGCAGGATTTGGAAATCGGTTAGTTCTAATTTGGACATTTTTCACTCCGTGAACGGTTGTTTGTGGAAATTCAATCATAGCACGGATGACAGGCCGGAAAGACGGCCAAAAAAAGCCCCGCGTTTGGGCGCGGGGTGGTGGAAGTTTGATTTAAAAAAGTGAGGTTTTCATTATGGACGATAAGCAGAGCCAATGCAAGCGGATTGTGGCGTACATCCGCGAAAAAGGGCACATCACGTCGCTGGAGGCTTATCAGAAGCTGAAGGTAACGCAGCTTGCGGCACGAATCACGGACTTGGAAAGTGCGGGCTTTGTGTTTGCCAAGCCGCGTTTGAAGGTGGGTGGTTGCAGGCAGCCGGTTACGCATTACTCGATTATCGAAAACGGGGTGGAAGTATGAGCGCAAGACTGATGGGAATGGCGGAAAAGGACAGAAAATGAAATACATTCCAAATTCGTTTCAGATAGCCAACGCAGTAGTGGACGATTTCCTCTGCCGGATGAGCGGCAGCGCGTGGAAATGCTATGCCGTCATCGTGCGCAAAACAACCGGCTGGCAGAAAGAGATGGACTACATTCCAGTTGCCCAGTTCAAAACGCTGGCCGGTATCAAAAAAGACGAAACGGTTGCCGATGCGGTGAAAGAGTTGGAGGAATTGGGCTTAATTATCTCCATCAAACGGCAAGGTCAAGTAACCGGCTACCGTCTGAATATGCCCGCCCCACCCCCTGAAAACGGGGGTACTACCACCCCCGAAAATGGGGGGTCTTCAAAACACACTACAAAACACACTAATACAAAACACAATATACACGCATCCGCCGCAGCGGACGCGCACACTCCTGCCGGCCATGCAGAAACCGGGAAACGTGCGGAGGCGGCAAAATCAAAACCCGCCAAACCGACCAGGCACGAAACCGAACTTGCGCTGCTTGCAACCCACGGCATCACGGGGCAGGAGGCGGAGGACTTTTTGCAAATCCGCAAGGCGAAACGGCAGCCGCTGACGGAAACGGCAATGCGCCTGATTGCAGGGGAGGCGGAAAAATGCGGGATGACCGCACGGGATGCGGTGTTGTACGCCATCGGTAACGGCTGGGGCAGCTTCCGTGCCGAATGGCTGCAAAACAAAACCTTCGGCGGTGCCGCGCAGGCTGCAAAGCCGAACCGTATCAACGACATTCCCGCGCCGATGAAGGGCGGGGCTTACTCGGCAAAGGATGTGCTCTGACATGGCGACAGTTGGCGAAATTTTGAAAAGCAGTCATTGGTTTACGCCGATTTCCGAGACGGAAAAGCGTTGTGAAAAACATGGGATTGATTACACCGAGCAGGTTTTCAAGCGTTTTGTGCGGGGTTGTCCCAAATGCCGCGAGGAGGAAGAAGCGGAGCGCGAAAGGCAGGCGGAAGCGGAACGTGAGGCCGAGCGGCGGAAATGGGTGAATGCGCAGATTGAACGCCGTATCGGTGCTTCGAAAATCCCGCCCCGTTTCATCGGCAAGACGGTGAAGGGCTACGAGGTTTCGGAAGGCAACGAGGGGCAGCGGTATGTTGCCGACCGCATCAAGGCGTATGCGATTGAGTTCAACGACGGCAAACATTCCGGCCGGTGTTTGGCTTTGCTGGGCAATGCGGGGACGGGCAAGACGCATTTGGCCTGTGCAATCGGCAATCATCTGCTGAAAAACTTGGGTAAGACGGCAAGGTTTACGACGGTTTCGGAGTTGAACCGCATTGTCCGCGAGGCCAAGAGTTTTTCCAGCGATGTTACGGAATCGCAGGTTATCGCGGATTTCGCCGGTTATGACCTGTTGATTATCGACGAGGTGGGTGTGCAGACGGGCACGGACGCGGAAAGCAAGGCGTTGTTCGATGTGTTCAACGAGCGGTATCAAAACCTGAAGCCGACGGTTTTGATTTCGAATTTGGATGCGGCAGGCTTTGTGCAGGCAGTCGGCAGGCGTATTGCCGACCGTGTGAAGGAGGACGGCGGCGAGGTTTTGAGCTTCGACTGGGAGAGTCATCGTGCGTGAAACCTGCCTGCACTGTGTCCATGCCGATTTCCGCGATGCGGCGGCCAAGGGGTTCAAAGGCCATCTGACCTGTCCGACGGTGGATAAGTGGCGGTATTTGAACAGGCGCACGGTATGCGAGAGCGGAAAGTTTCAGACGGCCTCCGAAGAGGCGGTGGCAAAACGGATTGAATGGTTTGAGAGGAAAAAATGACGGGAATAGTGGGTTTGATTTGGCTGACGGGCGCGGCGGTTGTCGGGCTGGTGTCGGGATTGGTTGTGATTGTGGTTGAAGAGGTACGGAGGAGGCGGAATGGCAGATAAGTCCGTGTCGCTGCCTTTTCCCGACCGGCGGTTGAATCCCAACGCACGCATTCACCGTATGGCCAAGGCGAAGGTTTTTACGGCGGCCAAAAACGAGGCGTATCTGTTGGCGGTCGGTGCGGGCTTGCGGGGGTTTCGGGGTCGGAAAATACGCATTGTGTTCACGCCGCCCGACAGGAGGAGGCGCGATTTGGACAACCTGCACGCAAGCATGAAGGCCGCTTTGGACGGAATCGCGCTTGCCGTCGGATGCGATGACAGTGAGTTTTGCCCGGTTGTGATTGACCGAACGTCGCCGAAAAAGGGCGGGTCGGTATTGGTGGAGTTGAGCGAATGAACAGGTATGAATTGAGGCAGTTGGCATTGGCCTTCCGGGCGATTGACCGGGTAATCAATAGTCGCGGGGTGCGGTTGAATACTGTGAAAAACCGCGCAAAGAGGATGAGGCGCAAGGGTAAACGGGCCGTCTGAAATTCTAATTAGAACGGGAAAGGATTTGAAATGGCGGTAAATATTGCGGTGGTGAAAACGCCGGCGGGAACGCTTGCACCGGCGACGGCATACGATGCGGAAATCCTGCGGGATTACGCCGCAGGCAGGCAGTTGAAGGTGGAAATCAAGCAGATGGGCAACCGCAGTTATCAGCACCATAAGCTGTTTTTCGGCGGGTTGCTGCCTTTGGCGTATGAATACTGGGTGCCGTCGGGCGGGCTGGTGACGGACGGGGAGCAGAAGCTGATCAGCGGTTTCGCGCGGCGGCTTGAGGCTATGCATTCGAGCGGCGGGCTGTTTTTGGAGTTTGCCGACGAGTTTGTACGGATGGTGGCGGCAAAGCGGGGCGAGAAAATCGGCGCGGTGCTGCAAAGTATGGAGGCTTTCCGCAAGTGGCTGACGATTGAGGCGGGGTATTTCGATGTTTACGAGACGCCGGACGGCTACCGCAAGGAGGCCAAAAGCATCAGCTTCCACAGTATGGGTCAGGAGGAGTTCAACCGGTTTTATCGGGACTGCTTCCAAGTGGCGTGGAACATGATGCTGTCGGCCAAGTTTGAAAACCAAGAAGCCGCATTAAGGGCGGCTGAAGAGATGATGGAGATGGGGACATGAATTTACAGCACGGAGACTGTTTGGATTTATTGCCCAAGCTGGCCGACAACAGCATAGACCTGATTGTGACCGACCCGCCCTACGGCATGACCGTCAACTCGTGGGACAAAAAGCCCGACCTGCCGCGCCTGTGGAGCGAGCTGCACCGCGTCGGCAAAGAGAACGCCGCCTTTGTTATGTTTGCCGCGCAGCCCTTTGCCACCGACCTGATACAGAGCAACCGCAAACACTTCCGCTATGACCTTGTTTGGCAGAAAACAATGGCTGTCGGCTTTCTTAATGCCAACCGGATGCCGCTGCGTAGCCACGAGCTGATGCTTGTGTTTTACCGCCACCCGCCGGTCTATTTCCCGCAGAAAACGGTGGGAAAGCCTTATCGTTCGCAAATAAAAGCCCGCCGCCCAGGCAACTACGGTGGCTTCAATGCTTCCATGATCATCAACCACGGCGACCGCCACCCGCTTTCGGTATGGAAATACGGCATTGATGCAGATAAATATCATCCCACCCAAAAGCCCGTCGCCCTGCTTGAGCGGTTAATTAAAAGCTACTCCCGTGAAGGTGATACCGTTTTGGACTGCTTTATGGGCAGCGGCAGCACCGGCATCGCCTGCCTGAATACCAACCGCCGCTTTATCGGTATGGAGTTGGACGGCAAATATTTTCAGGCTGCTTCAAAACGGATTGCCGAGCATCGGATGCAGGCGGAAATGGAGTTTGGCGCATGAGCAAGATTACGCAGTCGGCACGCGGCGAGCGTTGCCAGATACGTTTCCCGGGCATTTGCAATCATGACCCGGAAACGACGGTGTTCGCGCATTACCGCTTGGCAGGCTATTGCGGTACGGGCATCAAGCCGCCCGACTTTATGGGCGCGTATGCCTGTTCGCGCTGCCACGATTTGGCCGACGGGCGGTTGAAGGCGGATTGTGCGGAAGGGGAAATTCAGACGGCCTTCGCGGAAGGTGTAATGAGGACTTTGGTTTTGTTGCATGAAAAAGGGTTGGTTAAAACATGAGCGGGGCTGTGAATGTATAGAAATGTTGAACAAGTATTACGTGAAGTTTATAAAATCCATAGTGTACGCATGGAGCCGCTGAATAATACGGCCAAGGTGTGTGCGTGGTGTGAAAGTAAGGGGGTGATGGGTGGCGGTGGAGAATTGACGCAAGCCGAAACTCATGCAAATGCTGCAATGATTATCAGCCGTATAGAGCGCGTGTTAAACCGTTACGAGTTGGCTGTGATTGAATGCACATATAGCGAAAACCTGAGTAGTATTGTGGATATTACGGCGTATATTGAAGAGCAAAATGTAGGGGTTAATTTGCTGTTGTGCGACAACATATTATCCAACTTGTTTACGGGGCTTCCTAAAAAAACCGTTATTATGGATAAATACGATATATCAAATGGTTATTTGTACCGGCAGCGTGAAAAAATAAAGAGGGTGGTAGCAGCATTAGAGACAACGGCTATATTAAAATTACAGGATGAGTTTGAATCATGCCGCATTATTGACAAAGCGGAGGTTTTAGGTATAATTATGATATAGTTTGGAAATAGCTATATAAACCGCCTTTGTTGGGCGGTTTTTTGCGTTTTCAGGCCGTCTGAAATTTTGGGTTGGAGGGTTCTCTGGCCGGTTTCAGGTTTCTGTGGGCGTTTGCCGTTTGAAGGTGTTCGGCAAAGGCTATCGGGGCGTGGTTTCACGTTGAAGGGAGAGGATTGCGGACGCTCCCAATCGCCAGAGGGTCGCGCCTCAGTTTCCTAATGTTGTGGTTCTAGCCCCGCGCCTGATTGGTGCGGGGATTTTTTTGGGAGGTTCGATATGAGCGATAAGAAACGCCCCGTCGGGCGTCCGACAACATACAATCAAGAAACGGCAGATAAAATCTGTGAACTGATCGCCCGAGGTATGAGCTTGCGGGCGATTTGCGCATCTGCCGATATGCCGGCGGGCGGGACGGTGCACCGCTGGTTGGCGGAGCATCAAGATTTTCAGGAGCAATACGCGCGCGCGCGCGAGGAACAGGCAGACGGTTTTGCCGACGAGATTATCGATATTGCCGATTCTGTCGCCCCTGAAACAGGTGAAGTGGCAAAAGCCAAGTTACAAATCGACGCCCGCAAGTGGAAGGCAGCCAAGCTTGCGCCGAAGAAGTACGGCGAGAAGCTGGAGCTGGACGCCGATATGCGCGTGAAGGTAGAGACGCGATCACTGGAAGATATTTTCAAGTAAACCTATGGCCAATCCGTATTTCAAGCCGATTATCCGTAAGGCGCGTTACAAGGTGCTGTATGGCGGGCGCGGCAGCGGGAAATCGTATTTCTTGGCGGAATTGGCGGTGGAAGTTTCGCGTCGCATCGGCACGGTCATCCTGTGCGCTCGTGAGTTTCAAGGCTCGCTGGATGATTCGGTGTACCAGCTATTGATTGAGACCATCGAACGTTTGGGCTACGCGGATGAGTTCGATATTCTGAAATCCACCATCACCCATAAAGGCACGGGCGCAAAGTTCGTGTTTTACGGCATCAAGAACAACGTGACCAAAATCAAATCGATTCAGGGTGTCGGCGTGTGTTGGGTGGAGGAAGCCGAAGCGGTAACAAAAAATTCATGGGATGTTTTGATACCGTCCATCCGTGGCGACAAGAACGCGGAAATATGGATCAGTTTCAACCCGAAAAACATTTTGGACGATACCTATCAGCGGTTTATCGTCCACCCGCCCAAAGACAGCATCGTCTTGAAGGCGAATTACGACATTAACCCGCATTTTGCCGATACGCCGCTACTGGCCGACATGCTCGAATGCAAAGAGCGGGACGAAGACCTTTACCGTCATATTTGGCTGGGCGAGCCGGTGGCCGACAGCGAACTGGCGATTATCAAGCCAAGCTGGATTGAAGCCGCTATTGATGCGCATGAAAAACTAGGCTTCTCAGCCGTAGGCCGGCGCATCCTTGGTTTTGACGTGGCCGATGAAGGCGATGATGCCAACGCCACCGTATTGCGGCACGGATCGGTCGTAACCGACATGCAGCAATGGCGCGGACAGGATGTGATTTATTCCGCCGATAAGGTTTACCTGTACGCCCAAGAGCAGAATATTGACCGCATTGTGTACGACAACATCGGCGTGGGTGCTGGTGTGAAGGCACAGTTCCGGCGCAAGAACGGCAAGGTGCAAACGCTTGGCTTCAATGCCGGCGGTGCGGTGTATAAGCCCGATGCCAAGTACACCGACGACAAGAAAAACCGCGACATGTTCGCCAACATCAAGGCGCAAGCATGGTGGATGGTGCGCGATCGCTTCTATAAAACGTGGCGCGCCGTCCATCACGGGGACAGTTATCCCGAAGACCAACTTATCAGCCTTTCAAGCAGCCTGCACGAATTGGAATACCTGACTGCCGAACTGAGCCGCCCGCAAGTGGATTACGACCAAAACGGGCGTGTGAAGGCGGAGAGCAAGAAAGACATGAAAAAACGCGGCATCCCCAGCCCGAACCGTGCGGATGCGCTAGTCATGGCCTTTGCCCCCGTGCAGGGTGGGCTGAACATCAACCCTAAGATATTGAGCGGACTATGAGCAAAAAGAAAAAACACACAGACAAAGCCATGCGTCGCGCCCTGCAAAGGCTGCCTGAAAAGCAGCCTGCATCATACAGCTTGGATTTTCCAGCCCTGCCGGACGGCGTGAAGCCAAATGGCTTAGCGATGGACAACAGCCCCTTAGGAAACTTTGGGGCTGATTGCTTTTTTGGCACCGGCTTTATCGGTTATCCGCGCTTGGCCGAGTTGGCGCAAATTTCCGAATACCGCAGCGTGAGCGAAACCACCGCCAACGAAATGACCCGCCAATGGATAGAAATCAAATCCGTAGGCGAAGAAGACAATAGCGAGACCATCAAGCAGATTGAGGAATGCTACGAGCGGCTGAACGTGCGGGGTGTGTTCCGCAAGGCCATTGAAACAGACGGCCTGTTCGGGCGCGGCCAGATACTGGTGCAAATCAAAGACCACGACGGCAAACTTGCCAATCCGCTGCTGCTGACCGAGAAAACCATTACCAAGGGCAGCCTGAAAGCCTTGGTGAATATTGAGCCGATGTGGACGACCCCCGCGCCATACAACGCCATCGATCCGACACTGCCCGACTTCTACAAGCCGAAGGCATGGTATGTCATGGCGCAGGAAATCCATGCCAGCCGACTATTCACCCTGATTTCCCGCCCCGTGCCGGATATGCTCAAGCCCGCCTACAACTTCGGCGGCGTGAGCATGACCCAGCTCATGATGCCCTATGTGGAACGCTGGCTGCGCACCGTGGATTCCGTCAGCGACCTGCTGCACAGCTTCTCCTTGTCCGGCATCAAAACCGACATGAGCGCGATACTGAGCGGCAGCGACGACGGCGACACCAACATCATGCTGCGTGCCGAACTATACAACCGTTTGCGCGACAACCGCGGCCTGATGCTGTTGAGCAAAGACGAAGAAGAGTTCTTCCAGTTCAACACCCCGCTGTCGGGCTTGGATGCGCTGCTTGCTCAATCCCAAGAGCAAATGGCCGCACCCAGTCATACGCCGCTGGTGAAGCTGCTCGGTATCACGCCAAGCGGCCTGAATGCCAGCACGGAGGGCGAGATTGCCGTTTACTACGACCACATCCGCGCCATGCAGGAAAACCTGCTGCGTGACCCGTTGGACAAGTTGCTCAAGCTGGTGCAACTGCACCTCTTCGGCAAAGTGAACGACAACATCACTTTCGACTTTGTGCCGTTGCAGCAGATGAGCGAAACCGAGCTTTCCACCATCCGCAAATCCGACACTGACCGCGATGTGGCCTACATTCAGGCTGGCGTGGTGTCAGCAGAGGAAGTGCGCGGACGGCTGGCGAGCGAGCCGGACAGCGGTTACAACGGCATCGACGTGGAAGATGTGCCTGAAATGCCCGATGACGGCTTTTCAGACGGCCTGAATGACGGCGAAGGAGGAGAAGGCGGAGACCCCACAGACCCAAAGCCTGAACCTGCCCAAGATGCCGAATGGGATGAAAGCAAACATCCGCGTGCGGAGAACGGGCAATTTGGGGTAGGAAGCGGGCTACCTGAAAAACAGGAAGACCAAGCCCAAGCCGAGATGCCTGAAATTAAAGGCAACGAGCTGGGCTTGTGGTCGAGCATGAAGGAACTGCGAAATAAGGCTAAAGATTATGCCAAAAGATTTGTAGGCAAAAAGTTTGTCAATCGCAGTACTGGCAATGAAATTGAAGTTCCGATGAGTGGAGTGAAACACACTTTGGCAGGGGCGGCGGATAGTTTGATTAAAACCATTCCCGCTATCCCGAAAATCATCCAAAGCTCACGGCTGGTTGCTACCAAAGAGGACAAGCACAACGACCCGAATATCATTGCTGTAGAAATCTATCAGGCAAAAGTACGGGTTGAGAGTTTGGATAAAGAAGTCGTGATGACAGTGAAACATTGCAGAGACGGTAGGCGGTATTACGACCACGGCTACCTGAAAGAGTGATGAGCATGAAAATAGCGGCATTTGCTTCAGGCCAGCACCTTAGCGCGTTCATATTACGCCACCTCTTTGCCTGTACAAATACCGCTTGATTCCATTGTATGCCAGCTATCCGCCGAAAGCAAGCCATGAAGTTATCCGCCCCGTCCGATAAAGACATCATCCTCAAGCCGATACAGCCCAACCTCGGCGTAGAGGCCGCCTACCGCAAAAGCCTGAAAAAGCTGTTGCGTGAAATGCGCGCCGACGTGCAGGGCTTGCTTGAGCGGCACTACCCGAAAGGCATTGCCCAAGACAGCCTGACGGACGGCTTGCAGGCTGCTTTGGCCGCCCTGTTGCGTTATTGGCTGGCACGGCTGGACAAGCTCGCTCCGCAAATCGCCGAAGTATTCGCCAACCAAAGCGCAAACCACACAGAGAGAGCCTTTCAGACGGCCTTGCGGGAAGCGGGCTTTACCGTCCGTTTCCGTGCCACAGCTCAGCAGCAAACCGCCTTGCAGGCCGTATTGGGCGGCAACGTTTCGCTTATCCGCTCCATCGGCCAGCAATACCTGAACCGCGTGGAAGAAAGCGTATGGCGCAGCGTGAATGCAGGCTACAACATGGCGCAACTGACCCGCGAACTGCGCAAGGACTACGGCATCAGCGAACGCCGCGCCGCCTTTATCGCGCGAGACCAAACCAACAAAGCAAAGGCGGCTATCGAAAAGGTACGGCGGCAGGAATTGGGCATCACGGAAGCTATATGGATGCACTCCCACGCAGGCAAAGAGCCTCGCCCAAGCCATGTTGCCGCCAACGGCAAACGGTTCGACGTGAGCAAAGGCATGTATCTGGACGGTAAATGGGTGCAGCCCGGAGAGGAAATCAACTGCCGCTGTACGAGCCGCGCCGTGATTAAAGGATTCAACTCATGAATACGCAACAGAGAGCCATTTTGAGCAAAGCCCGCCGATTGTTGGCGATGGACAGCCGCTGGATTACCGTTAAACCGAACGGCGCGGAAAACAAAGGCTCGCCCGTCAAAATCGACGAATCAGGCCGCATTGAAGCCGGGATGGGCGGGAAGTTTAACGGCGAAAAAATCAATGAAGTACGCAAAAGCTTTGTCGGGGCGAAAACGCCGAGTAAAGAGCATTTGGCGGCGGCAGCCAAGCCGAAATCCGAGAAGAAACCGCCGGCAAAGGTCAAGCTGAAAGAAACCCATATCCAAATCAAAGAGCCAATAAAAGCTGAAAAATCCATTTTCGGCGGCTATTGGGTAGAGGGAATGCCGGAGAATAGTTCCATTGACAGGAACGATGTTACGGTGAAGAACGGTTATATCGTCGGGGTGAGGGAAGGCCTTGAACAGGCAATGTCCAGAGAGCTTCGGCGCACTATCGAAACTGTCGGAGAAGCGCAGCCGTTAAGTGAGAAAACGTTGGTCAAGCAAAAGGCGGAAGCAGATGCCAAAGCGGAGGAGTATAAGCAGATTCAGCAAAATGCTAGGAATGCGGTTCGTGCTTTACTGGCACGTGAAGGGCGAGTTACTGCGCCTACGGCAACTGCAAAAGACCACCTTTCCCTCGCCCAAGACCGCTCCCTGCGCTCCTACGACCAAGACGGCAGGCTGCACGTTGAAAGCTCCAACATCAGCAAGGCCACGGTAAACCCCTACTATGGAAGCGAAATCCCCAATTACCAACAACTGGGGCTTGAGCCGAAAAAGGTTTACTACCTGCTGCGAGACCCCGAAGAGTTGAAAAAGGCCGCGCCGACCTTCAACAACCTGCCTTTATTGAGCAAGCACATTCCCGTTTCTGCCGACGAACCGCAGAAAGAAGTGATTGCAGGCACGACCGGCAGCGATACCGTGTTCAAAGACGGCTACCTGAAATGTTCGCTGGCCGTGTGGGACGCGGAGGCGATTGCCGGTATTGAGAGCGGCGAGCAGGTGGAGCTATCCAGCGCGTACCACTACACCGCCGATATGACCGCAGGCGAATTTGAAGGCAGGCATTACGACGGCGTGATGCGCGATATTGTCGGAAACCATGTAGCCCTTGTCGATGTGGGTCGGGCGGGGCGTGATGTTGTAGTAAGCGATGCAGACCCATTTCACGAAAGGAAAATCATGAAACTGAAAGCAGGCGCGAAAGCGCGTATTCAGGCAGCCGTGCAGCCTTTACTGGCGCAGGATGCCGAATTGAGCCCCGATGAACTGTTGCAGGTCATCGGCTCACTCACCAACGAAGTGCAGACGGCGGAGGACGACGGCGAAGATTTGCCGCCCGAAAATGTCGAGAATGTCGGCACGGACGAAGACGAACCGGAGGACGGCGACACCAACACTGCCCCCACCGAGCCGGAAGAACCCGCCGAAGACGAAGAGCCGGAAGAACCCGAAGGCGGCGCACCCAAACCCGCACAAGATGCCGCCATTTCCAAAATGGCGATGGATGCGGCCATCAAACGCGCCGTAGAGGCGGAACGGAAACGTTCGCAGGCTTTGGCAACAGCACAGCGCGAAGTGGCGCACATTGTTGGCGATGTGGCGATGGACAATGCGGCGGATGTGTACAAGTTCGCGTTGGAACAGAGCGGCATTGACGTAACCGGCGTGCATCCTTCCGCCTACCGTGCCATGGTCGGCATGTTGGGCAAACCCAAACAGCCGATGGCGCAAGATGCGGCCAAAACCGCCGAACAGTTCCCCGGTTTATCACGAATCAGAAAGGCTTAAACCATGTCATTCCAAAAAGCAGTCCAACCTTACCAAGCCCCCGCCGTTGCGGGGGATTTTGCTGCCCACAACCCGAACGCTTCCATGCTGGCGGGTGAAGGCGCACTCGTCAGCGGCACGGACGGCGTAACCGTCGGCGTGTTTGCTTGGGCGGATGCCGAGGGCAAAGTGTCCAACAAGAAAACCGCCGGCGCACGCATCGGCTTTGTCCACCGCGAACAGCAGGCCAGCATCACCGCCTATCTGGCGGAACACGGCAACCAAATCCTGCCAGGCCAAATCATTACGCTGGCAGTGGCAGGCGACTTTTGGGCGCATTTCCCCGCCGGTGCCGAAATCGGCCAGAACGTGTTTGCCAAAGACGACGACGGCACATTGAAAGCATCTGCCGCCGCCACCGAAACCGGCCACACCCTGACCCGCTTCAAAGTGGCTTCCAAAGCCGCGGCAGGCGAACTGGCCAAAATCACCACATGGGAGTAATTGAATGAATACCTTGCAACAACTCGAACGCGATGCCGGCATCGTCTTTATGGGCGGCGGCAAAAAGCTGATGAACGAACAGGTGCAGGCTGCTTTGGCGATGGACGCGCAGCCCGCACTGACCACAGCAGGCAACAGCGGCATCCCGGCATGGATGCTGACTTATGTCGATCCGAAGCTGATTGAAGTCGCCCTTCAGCCGATGAAGGCCGCCGAAATCTTCGGCGAAGTGAAAAAAGGCGACTGGACGACCGAAACCGCCATGTTCATGCTGGTAGAGCCTACCGGCGAAGTCTCCAGCTACGGCGATTACAACAACAACGGCGTGAGCGGTGCCAACGTCAATTTCCCGCAACGCCAAAGCTACCATTACCAAGTGTTCACCCGCTGGGGCGAACGCGAGGTGGCACGCGCGGGCGAAGCGAAAATTGACTATGTAAACCGCGTCAATCAGGCCAGCGTGAACGCCTTGAACCGCTTCCAGAACAAATCCTATCTGTTCGGTATCAAAGGTTTGCAGAACTACGGCATCCTCAACGATCCGAGCCTGCCTGCCGCCACCGCTGCCGCCCAAACATGGGCAACCGCCACCGGCGAACAGGTGTACGAATCCATCCGCAAGCTGTTCCAAAAACTGTTGCAGCAGACCGGCGGTCTGATTGATATGAACACACCGCTGTTGCTGGTGTGCAGCCCGACTGCCAGCGTGGAACTGACCAAAACCAACCAGTACAACGTCAATGTTACCGACCAACTGAAAAAGAACTTCCCGAACCTGCGCATCGAAACCGTGCCGGAATACTCCGCCGCATCGGGCGAGATGGTGCAGTTGATTGTGGAAGAGTTGGACGGCCAGCGCACGTTGGAATGCGGTTTCACCGAAAAACTGCGTGCGCACAACATGGTTCTGGAAGCCTCCAGCATCAGGCAGAAGAAATCGCAGGGCACATGGGGCGCGATTATCTATCGCCCATTCTGCATTGCTTCCATGACGGTGAGCTAAGTGCAGGCTGCTTAAAAAACAAGGCCACCTGTTTCAGGCGGCCTTTTCTCAATTTCAAAGGAAAATCAAATGGCAAAACAAAAAACCTTAATTGTTGGCTGCAAACTGCCCAACGGACTGATTATCGAAGTGGGCGGCCAGTCGGTGGAACTGAATGGCGCGAACGCTTCCAACATCATCGGCGGGCACGGCATCACTTACGATGTGGATGCCGACCTGTTCAATGCCTGGATGGAAGCGCACCAAGACCGCGATATGGTGAAAAACGGCTTCGTTTTCGCCCATGAAGATGCCAAGAATACCAAAGCCGAAGCGCGGGAAAAGACCGACAACGAAACCAAGTTGGAAGCCATTAACCCGGATGACAAGGCTAATGGTGTAAGCACCGCCAAGGAAGACTAACCATGCCTGCCGTCGTCTTTGATAAAGCGCGGTTTCAGGCGGCCTATCCCGAAGTGCAGGCAGGCGATGCCCAGTTCGCCATGTGGTTCACGCAGGCCGAAAGCCTGCTGGACAACACCGACCACAGCATCGTGAAAAAACTGGAAGAGCGCGAAATGCTGCTGTTTCTGCTGGTACGCCACTTCGCCGCGCTGAACGAACGTGCCGCGCAGGGAGGATTGGTGGGGCGCATTGCTTCAGCTACCGAAGGCAGCGTTTCCGTGAGTGCGGATATGGGCGCGATGGGCAGCAATGCCGCCTGGTATCTGCAAACGCCCTATGGTGCGACCTACTGGCAGCTTACCGCCAAATACCGCCGCTTCCGCTATGTGCCGGGAGGCTGTTATGCGCGGCGGCGATAAATTCAGGCAGCGGCTGGCCGAACTGGCCGCGCAGGCTGCAACGGCCAAGGTGCGTGTCGGCATTATCGAGCAGGCAAACTACGACGGCTCGGACGGCGAAAGCGTGGCACAAGTGGCTTTTTGGAATGAATACGGAACGGCAACCATCCCCCCGCGCCCGTTTTTCCGAAATACCATTGCCGAGCATAAGGACGAATGGCCGAAACAGGCTGCCGCACTGATGGAAGCCAACGGCGGCGATGTGCGACAGACCTTGGAATTGATGGGCGAAGGCGTAAAGGGGCAGATTGTGGAAACTATCCAAAACTTTCACACACCGCCAAATGCCGCTGCAACCGTGAAAAAAAAGGGCTTCGACAAGCCTTTGATTGACACAGGGACGCTGTGGCGCAGTATTGATTACGAGGTAGCCGATGAATCTTAGAGCTATAGCCAACGGCGCGATTACATCCGTCAATCCGAACCTGCCCGCCGTGCTGAAACTCAATGACGGCTACACCACCGATGCCACGGGAAAACGGAAATCAGGTTACAGCGAGCATTCTGTAACCATACAGACCCAAACCCTCAGCACGCAGGATTTGTCCTTGTTTGAAGGATTGGCGCAGCAAGGGACGTTGCTGTATGCCTATGTCACCGGCCAATTCCACGGACTGCGGCGACAGAACGGTCAAGGTGCGGACAAGCTGGTATTCGCGGCCTACGGCGAAACCGAAACAACAGAATGGCTGGTGAAACAGGTGGTGGAAAGCTGGCCGGATTGGTGCAAGGTGCTGTTATGGCGGCAACATTAGACGATATTTACACCGAAGTCCGGGCAATGCTGCTCGGGCTTTTTTCGTGCGAAGTGGTGCGCGGATACAGCAACAACGTACCGTTGCCCAAGCCGCCGTTTGTGGTGATGAACATCCTGAACGAAACCGCCGCTGCTACCAACGAACACGCTTACGCCGTGGCGGATGAAACTGCTGCCGTATCGCGCCAATCAGAAATACAGATGCAGCTTGACTTCTACGGCGAAGAGGCGGGGCAGATGGCCCAGAAAACCGTTTTGCTTTGGCGCGATTTCTACGCCTGCGAACAGCTGAAATCCTGCCAGCCGCTATATGCCGACCCCGCACGCTTTATGCCACTCACCAATGAAGAGAGCGAATATGAAGAACGCTGGATGACCACCGTTCATCTGGCCTATGCGCCACAGGCAGAACACCCGCAACAGTTTGTAAACGCTTTTGATTTAACCCTGATCCAACCGTAAAGGATATATCCATGTTCCAATCTATTCCGGCAAGTAAAATTGTCAGCGTAAACCCAGCCGTACTCAGTTCCGGCGGTTCTCCCCTATCGATGAACGCCGTCTTTTTGAGCAAAAACGAAAACCTGCCCACAGGCCGACACACCGCGTTCCCCGATGCTTCGGCAGTCGGCGAGTTTTTCGGCTTGGCCAGCGAAGAGTTTAAAGCCGCGCAAGTGTACTTTAAAGGCTTTGACAATTCGCACATCAAGCCCGGCACGCTGTATTTCTACCCCTACAACGTCGGCAAAGAAGCCGCCTATTTGCGCGGCGCAAGCGTGAAAAGCATGAGCCTTGCCGCCTTGAAAAAACTTTCGGGCAATCTGAAAGTGAACATCGACGGCAGCGACAAGAGCGGCGACAACATCAGCTTGGCGGCCGCCACCAGTTTTTCCGATGCCGCCGACAAAATCGGCACAGCCATCAGTGCCGCCGTGCAGTTTGACGAGCAGTTGCAAGCATTTGAAATCGTTTCCGCCACCCAAGGCCGGGCTTCTGAAATCGGCTTTGCCACCGGCACGCTGGCCGAAGCCCTGAACCTGACCGAAGCCAAAGGCGCGGTTATTTCCAAGGGTAACGATGGCGACAGCGCGGAAACCGTGATGGAAGGCGTGATTCAGTCCACTTTGAATTTTGCCACCTTTACCACCGTGTTTGAGCCCGAACTGGCCGACAAACTGGCCTTGGCCAAATGGAGCAACGCGCAGAACAACCGCTTCCTTTACGCCGCATGGGGCAAAGAAGCCGCCGCGCTGCAAACCGGCAACACTACCTGCTTGGGTGCACAACTGAAAGCCGCCGCCTACGACGGTACTGCCCCGATTTACGGCGGGCTGGACAAAGCCGCTTTCCTGTGCGGCGCGATTGCCTCCATTGATTTCACCGAGACACAAGGCCGCATCACGCTGGCGTTCAAAAACCAATCCGGCTTGAGCGTGGACGTGGACAATGCCGCCGATGCCGACAACCTGAAAGAGAACGGCTACAACTATTACGGCGCATGGGCAACCGCCAACGACCGCTTTACCTTCCTTTACCCCGGCCAAATGCCCGGCAAATGGAAATGGATTGATGCCTATGTGAACCAAATCCGCCTCAACAGCCAGTTGCAGCTTGCCCTGATGACCCTGCTCACCTCGGCCAAGGCCGTGCCGTACAACGCCGTCGGTATCGCCCTGCAACGCGCTGCCTGCCAAGACCCGATTAACGAGGCCTTGAACTTCGGCAGCATCCAGCCGGGCGTACCGTTGAGCGAACAGCAACGCGCCCTGATTAACAACGAAGCGCGCGTAGATGCCGCAGCGAAGATTGAAAGCACGGGCTACTTCCTGCTGATTCAGAACGCTTCGGCGCAGACGCGCGGCAACCGCCAGTCTATGCCGATGAAGCTGTGGTACACCGACGGCGGCAGCGTGCACGACATTAATCTTGGTTCAATCAACGTTCAGTAACCCCGTGCAGGCTGCCTGAAACTGCTTGATTTTCAGGTAGCCTTTAAAAAAAGGAATATTGTTTGTCTTGCATGAAATAAAAAGATTGGATATGATTGCGCCATCACTTTACTAAGCGGAAACGCAACGCCCCGACAGAGCGGATTTTTTGCATCTGTTGCAAAATATAAGTCTTTGATTTTCTTCCAAGGCTGGATTTCCAGACTTGGGAATGCCAGTCAAAGGCGGGTCGAGAGAACGAATACAATACCCGGAAGGGAAATAAGTTCCGCCGACTATGTACGGTGATTGAAGCCCGCCGCCCTTATGCGGCCATCCAATCAATTTACATAGGAGTTCGTCATGAACGCAATCGCAATCTCTAATGTGGCTATCCGCCAAACCGAAAACAACCTTTACAATTTGAATGACTTGCACAAAGCCAGCGGCGGTGAGAAACGCCATGAACTGACAAACTGGCTGAAATTGCAGCAAACTACTGAATTGATTGATGAATTGTCCAAACCTGAAATTTCAGGTTTGAAAGAAAATCAACAGGTTATCAAGGTGGTTCGTGGCGGCAACAAACGCGGCACTTACGCCTGCAAAGAATTGGTGTATGCCTACGCTACTTGGATTTCCGCCAAATTCTTCTTGCAGGTTATCCGAACCTTCGATGCCGTAATTTCAGGTAGCCTGACACCTCGCAAAGCCCTTCCCAACGGTTTAACCCACGAGCAACAGGCGGAAGTCAAAGCACTACACAATATTCTGCTCCAGTCCGTGCCGTTCGAGAAGCAGAAGGCTTTGGCGATTACCCTGTGGAGCGCGGTCAAGTCTAAATTCAAGGTCGGCTACAAAGACGTGCCGCCTGAACAGTTCCCCGAAGTATTGAGCCTGATGGCGCGGGTAGCCGTGGAAAAAGGGGCGCAATACCGCGAAGCCGAAACCGTGAATCTGGAAACCGTGCCGAAGCTGTTTGCCAATCAGGCCAATATCCCCTTCAACCTGAACCGCAACGCCCACTACGCCGTTACGGTGAAGGGCGGCAAAATCTACCGCCATCTCGTCAGCTATATCACGTCTCCGTATGAAGACGGCATGATTCCGTGCTTGGCGCATCAGAATGATTTTTAA